GAGTTTATCAGTTTCAACGCTTCGGCGGCTACCATACTGGCGTTCGGTGCTAAGTCCATTGAGATGCATGAGGACGGCATGTGGCTGGCACATAAATGCAGTTTTGGGGTGGACATTTGGGGACAGCTCAACGCGGATCAGCTTGAAGACACCATCAAGGAGTTGCAGAACAAAAAGAAGAGTGCCGAGGCTATTGACCTGATGATCGCACAGAAGTACATCAACCGCAGCGGCAAGAGTTTGAAGGACGTTATCGCCCTTATGGAAGAAGAACGCTGGATGCCTGCCGCAGAAGCCAAGGACTGGGGATTCATAGACAAGATTATTCCTGGTACCCATAAGAAGCCGCAAGTAACCGATGAGATAACGGACTGTTTTGCTGCCAACGGTTTACCGTTGCCGGTACTCAATGCTTCCGAATCGGAAACGCAACCCAAAGGCAATGACAGAAACCTTGTTTCTCAAATCATTGACGGTATCAAAGGGCTGTTTCCTGCCAATAATAAATCAGAAGACATTTCTAATTCAAATACAGTTATTTCCATGCGTAAAGAATTTACTTTCATCAATCAGATCCTCAACTGTGAAGGCATTGAGGAGAAAGACGGTAAGATATCGCTTACCGTAGAGAACTTGCAGGCTATCAATGACGCCATCAAGGTGGCCAATGAAGCGAAAACCAAAGCTGAAAGCGATTTGACAGTCGCCAATACAGCCAGACAGACGGCCGAGAATAATCTGACGGAAGTTGTCAACGACCTCGATAGCCTGAGCGATAGCGTCAGGAATGCAGCCGACAGCAAGGCTAAGGTACAGGTAATCCGTGATATCGTGGCAAAGATTCCCGGAACGGCAACCGCCAGTCATCAGGAATCGAACGAGGACAGCAAGTTTGCCGATATCGCCACGGATCCGATCAACAGTTATGAGAATGAATAACATCTAAACTATTCTATTTATGGATTTTAAAGCACCTATTGACATTACCACGGTTCTGACCGCGGTAAAAAAGCACAGAGACATCCTGAAGGCGGTCGATAAGCTCGACGCTTCGGAGGTATTGAAACATTTCACTCCGGTACCGGGCATTACCGATTCCCTTGAATTGGGCAAGGTAGAGGGTGGCAGCATCTCCGGCAAGTACACTGGCAAGTTTACAGCCGGTAAGTATTTGGGTAAGATTGTTCCCCGTCGCCTGGTAGTACGCCCGGTTGTGATGGAGATGTCCGATGAGCCGGAACGCTACCGCCGCACCTACATTGCTGAGGTGCCGGGTACGCTCCGCAAAGAACATCCCTTTGAGTTGTGGCTGATCAACCACGGGCACGAACTGGCATCCAATGATTTGCTGTTTGCCATCTTCACAGCGAAATACAGCGCTGATGAGAACAAGACGGACATTCAGGACTCTTTCGATGGTATCGGTACCATTGTTACCGAAGGCGAGGCAGTCGGAGATATTTCCAGTGCCGAGGGCAACGTATATGCCACCGGTGAGCTGACCCGTGCCAACATTGGCGAAAAGTTGCTGGAGATGTGGCGTCACATGCCGCGTACCTTCAAGCGCAAGAAGAACATCAAGATGTTCATTTCCGATGATTTGGGCGACATGTACGATGACTGGCGCAAAGATGAAGGTACTATCGTTATCGGATTAAAAGAAGATACTTCCGATACACAACACCTGCTCGGTTCTAACAACCGTTGTGAGCTGGTACGTGTTCCGAATCTTCCCGATGGTAGCCAGTTTGTCATGCTGACCACCAAAGAGAACATTTGCTACGGCTTTGACAAAGAGAGCGATTTCAAGTCCATCAAGCCGTTCTTTTCCGGTAATCCTTATACGTTCGATGCTGCGGGCAAGTATGTGATTGGCTTCCAGTTCGTATCGGTGCATAAATCGGAGTTCTGCGTCAATGACCGTCCGGTGGATCCTGAAGGAACCAATCCATTCGGATATATCGAGGTCATAATTGCACCGGATGAAGCGAAGGCCAACGGTGGCAAATGGCGCATTCAGGGTGAAGAGGCTTGGCGTGATTCCGGTACGTATGTAGCGGTTCCCGGTGGTAAGGAATATACCGTCGAGTTCCTGGAGGCTGCCGGATATACCACTCCTGCCGTGCAGAAGAAAACTCCTGCTGCGGGCGCAGTAGAGAAAGTGACGGGTACATACGTTGTTAAATCTTAAAAAATGGCGTGATTATGGCAGAAGTAGATCCCAAATTATGTATTGCGCTTGATGATATCAACGAGGCAATGGACTGCGAGAATCAGGATAATATGGGCGGTATCATCCCGTCCGTTATCTTCGGTTATCATGCAGATGTGGCGACATGGCCGGACTACCCGAAAAAAACGGATGATCCGCTTTCACTGGAGGCAGCCGGTGCACTGGTCGGTGATCTTGTTATGAAAGAAGGTTGCCGGGCCTATAAGATGGATATCACTGACGAGTTGGCTGAGTTCAAGATTACGGATCAGGGAGAAACCGGTGGTGAATCGTTCCTGATGGACTTGAATCTCATTTCGGCCAAGATGCGGAAAAAGATATTCGGCTTTGAGAACGCGACCAAAGGCCGCAAGATGTTCTTTATCGTGACCGACAACAACGGTACGAACTACCTGATGGGTGACAAACGCCGCGGTGCCATGCGTGCCTCCGGAGATGGTTCTACCACCGGGGCAAACTCTACCGCGCGTAATCAGAACACACTTCATTATACTTTCACTGCACCGCGTAAATGTGTGTATGAAGGTGATGCGGAAGACATTCTCACTGTAAAAACTGCACCCGTAGGCTGATTTTCGTTTCTTCGTTTGGTTAGTTGGTTGTTTATGTCCGTCTCCGGATTCTTCCGGAAGGCGGACATTTTGTTTTGTCCTATCACAGCAATAAAATTCGCAACACCTTTGTATAACGTTAATATCAAGAATCATGGCTGAAATTACAAATGCTTATATCGAAGCCCGCAGAGAAGGTATCGCCTGGCTGAACTCTGCTAAGAGAGAATACAAAACTGGTGTGGCTATCCTTGCTAAATCAGGTTACAAGACAATCGTATCATCCAAGCTGGCTAAGTTAGGCGAAAAGCCGCATACCCGCGAGAAGCTGGAATACGAGATCCGGCAAATGATTAAAGTCTGGTATCATCCGGATGATCCGCGCTTTGAGGATGTGGACCTGGCGGATGATGCGCTACCCGGTAATGACGGACGTTCCGAGACAGTTCCGGAAGCAACGGCGGCGGCCATCGTTACCATTGCGGAAAAGGAACTGGCACGTGAAACGGATGAGCAACCAGCCTATCCGCCTGTCATTACCAAAATTATCTATGATTTCCGGGAATGCTACAATGAACGTTCACGGCTGCACCGGTTACTCTCCGAACAGGGTGAGACCAATACAGCGGCTGTATGTGCACAGCGCAAGGATATTGTTACCCGTATAGCCTCCCTCTCCAACCGTATGACATTGCTGGCTGCCGTCAAACAGCAATATGAGCAGAACAAGGAGTTGCCGACTGATGAGCAGCTGGACGAGCTTTATAAAAAAGTGGATGCTGCTGAAGAAAAGCCGGAAAAGGAAGATGAACAGACCGATATCAGTTCCCTTTCCGTTGAAGAACTGAAGAAAGCGAAATCCAATGCCAAGAGTAAGATTACCAAGGCCAAAAACATGCTGCTGTATTCTTCAGAGAGCAAGCCTAAAGACGGCAAGGAAAACCCGCTTCCTGACTGCCCCAAACGTGTGAGATATGAGAAGAAGGTCGCTGATCAGGAGGCATTGGTAGAGAAAATAGAGTATAGACTAGCCGAGCTGCAATAATGTTGGTATGTTGCAGCGATATGAATGAGATACCGGCGGAGAGCACAAAGGACAATGCGCTCCCTCTCCGCCAAACGGATGTGGCAGCCTCCGACCATGACCTGGTTGCGGAGAAGCTGCTGCATCCGGACGCTATGGGAATGCTGGTACCCGGCACGGACAAGCATTTTTATTCTTCAGGAGCGTTCAACCTGATACAGTTGATTTTCTATATTCTCAAGCAGACGGGCCCGGCACATTTGTTCCTGACAACCTATTCCATCTCTATGGATAGCATCAACGCCCTTCATCGCAAGATTGAGACCGGTGAGTTGCTATCGGTACGGTTCCTGATCGATAACCGTGTACGCAGCATCTCACCCAAACCGTTCGATTACCTGGTGACTACATTTCCGGACTGTTACCGTTGTCTGGCACTGCATGCGAAGGTGGCGTTGCTGTATAACAAAGACTGGAACATCACCGTAGTGGGCAGCCAGAATGCCACGCATAACCCGAAGCTGGAGCGTGGAATCATCCATACCGGCAGAGATATTTTTGACTTTGACTTTAAAATGCTGAATGATGAGTTTGACGCAGGAACAACGTGAAGAAATTGAGAAAATGGCGTACCGCCTTATCCCTCCGGGAATGATCGCAATCAATATTGGTGCGGATGAGACGGATTTTCTTGCAGAGCTCCGTACTCCGGGCACTGAAGTTCGGACGGCTTTCTACCGGGGACATCTCAGACAGATGGTTGAAGTACGGGAGGCTATCATCAAGTCCGCCATCAACGGCAGCAATCCGGCACAACAGGAACTGATCAAGTTCTTTAAATCGCAAAAGCAATATCTTGAGTATGAGTAACAGCTTGACAACATCCAAAAGTAAATCTGCACTGGAGGAACAGTCATACGACCTTATACAGCAGCACATCATAGATCCGGAGAACAGTCCGTTGCCGGAGCATCTTCGGGTGCAGTGCAACCGGGTATTGCAGATAGCCCGTTTGCTGGACGATTATCCCAATGAAAGCCATATCATCAACATCATGTTGGCGAAATATCGGATTTCACGTACGCAGGTGCGTAAGGATATCGCCCTGGCAAAAGAGTTATTCAAGACGCAACATCAGTTTGACTGGGATTTCTGGTTCGCCTGGATGATCAAGGATCAGATTCAGCTTATCCGGGACTGCAAGCTCAGGGGGGATCTGAAGAACTGGAACAACG